ATTACATTCTTTGTTTCGTATATTAGTTGCTTGATGGTGCCATAAAACCACATGGCGTTAAAACGATTACACTCTTGGTAATGGAATACTAATAATATATACGTTATTAGTATATATTATTTTATTCTGGTTTTTGTGGAAAGGGCATGTCATGCACCCATACACTCGGAAAGTCCCTCAACGCTTGCCGATAGGCCAACCATAGTTCTCGTTGCGGAAAATCGGGCAAGGCAGTATAATCGCTATCTCGTAATAGTTTATCACGCTCTTCACGCATTTCGACCATTTGTAAGTCATCGTATTTTAAATCTAATTCTTCTAAAGTAGGTTTAGGTAAGGTATCGTCTAACCATCTTAAACTGTCGTATGTTTCGCCGCATATCCACGCATGTTCGCCATAATACTTTCCTAATATTTTGCTATAATCCATATAATATATGTATAGATTTTATTTTATCCAAGAAATTGAACTACAAAAGGATTTAATATTTCGTCGTCTGTAGTAGTATTTTGTCTTAATCTTATTTGAGAGTTTGCCATACGAGCGTACAATTCGTCGCCGACACTACAATCTATAATGACGGACATTTGCCTTTTTTGGTTATTACCTGGTGTGTTAGAGCCCTCTTGACTTCTTGATATAAGTCGTATGGTAGAACCATCGTCTAATATTAAATCTACCGTTGCGCTTTGGTTATTAATGGTGTAATAAGAAGCATACACGTAATATCTCCCCGCCACAGGGCAAGTAAACACATTAGTAGATGTATCGTAATGACCTCCTATGTTATACTGCGCTTCTTCATAAGGCAATTTGGTTAAACCTCCTGAAACGGTGTCACCACTTTTAGAATAGGCTAAAACCCCTATTTGATTCGGGGCAGTAATCACACCGCCAATAGAAACATAACCATCGGTGAACAGAGTAAGAGCATTTAATGTACTTGTATTGACAGTGGAAAAGTTTGCGTCGGCTGTAGACGATAGGATATTCCCAACGATGGATATATTTGCCCCCGCAATCAAGGTTTCTTGATACCCTACGATGTTGGAAGCGTTGATTTGCGACGCATCCAATGTTTGTATAGTTGCTTGATTCATAGAAACATCACCAAATACTTCTAACTCTTTGTAAATACTTGTATTGCCTGACGAATCAATCAATAATGCATCCCCTTCACTACCTGCGTTAAATAACGCGACTGAATTATTGTCTCCACTCCCTAATTGGGAAACTTTTAACGCTGGTCCAGTTCCTTCATTTGAAATATCTAATTGGGTACTAACTAGTATTTCATTATTGATCGTAGTATTTATTAGATTATTTACATTCAATGAACCATCAATTATAATATTTCCATGTACATGTAAGTCATTCAAGCAAATATCACTTGAAAACGAAATGGTGTCTTGTTTATTGGACAAGGCAATTTCTAGTCCAGAAGTATCGCTAATTGATAAATCGCCTTCGTTAATAGTAGGTTGTTTACTTATGTTTAGGTTAGATACATCTAAATATAATGCTTCTACGCTGCTAGATAAATCATATACAGAGTTACTCAGATCACTATCTATTGTTATATTGGTTATTAAATCATTTATTTCAACAAAAGAACTATCTACGTCATTTCGTAGTTGATTTACATAATAAAAATTACTTTCTACACCACTTACACCAACCACAGAAATAATATTGTCTACTATTTTTATATTATTTCCAGCATTTAATTTATTTTGTTTTAATGAAATATTATATTGATTCATTTCAATATCACTCTTTATAGTTTCCAAATCAATATTTGGATTAGAGACATAACGCGTATTATAAGGTTCTAAAATCATTATAAATCTATTTCTAGCTGGATTGTATGGGTAATTGGTATATTCGCGATTGGTAGTTTGAGACAATAAGTCCGAACAAAACCACGAAATCACTGAATTTTCTTCTATTATAATTTCATCATAGTCAACACTTATGGTTGGACCATTTATATTTTTTTTCTTGAATAATGCCCCCAACATATTTTTACTAGCATCAAGCGTTTCTTCCACATAATAATCACTCATGATTCCATTGATATATAAATCCATCTTAATACGTACGCTGGATGAATTAAAATCATATACATCTAAAAATTCGCTGGTTTCATAGTTCTCATAACCATCGTATAAATACATAAAATATACTCGTTTCAATATGGATTTACATGGAACAATTACCCCAAAAAAACCACTTGACCATTGACCTGCTCCATAAGCAAATGGAAATGTTTGATAATCGTAATTGGAACATTCAGCCACAAGCGAATAATGTGGATTTGTATAAGATACATCGTCTAAAAGATCATTGTAAGACAAGTCGCACTGATTTATATACTGTATCAGAGCATCATATTCACTTGTAGGTTTGTAAATTTTCCAATCAAAATGTGAATTATGGTACAATACAATTTTTCGATAATCCGCTAAGTAATAATCATAAAACAAACTATTATAGTAGCAATCATGAAATATTTGTCTCTGTTCTTTATAACCATAATCGTTCGCGTGGTTCCATAATTGGTTGTTGGTCATTCCTGATAAATCGGGATACGATTTGTATTTGAACTCAAGTGTTGATGTATTACATTCTTCAATAAAATAAATCTTTAATTCTTCTATCATATATAATTTTTATATTATAATGATTCTAAAACAACGATAAATCTATTTCTAGAAGGATTATATGGACGTTCGGTATAATCATCTCCTATGTTTGAATTCAACTCTTCACAATACCATGATAATATGGAGTTTTGTTCTACCTCAATTGTCGTATTTTGGATAATACATCCATTGTATGAACTATCTTCACTTTTAAACATTCCAACCACCATATGTTTTGAAGAGTCTAGCATTTCTTCTATATAATAATTTGTATTAGAACCATCTATGTATAACTTTAATTTTATATAGGTATCGTTTGTATTATATGATAAATCTGAAGTTACATCTTCTTCGTCATAGTGATACATAAAATATCCTCTTAGCAATTTAGATTTAAACGGAACTACCATACCAAACAAATTGGTTGACGTTTGACCAGACCCATAATGAAACATAAACTGCTCTTTTTGATAACTGGATTGTTCTCCTATTATTGTATAATGTGCTTTGGTACTTGAAATACTTAATGTATTGGATGACGATACAGACGCACAAGGTTCTAAATTCCGTCGGTCCATAAAATCCAATAATGCGTAATATTCACTATTTATAGCTAAGCTATAACTTTGTATGTATAGTTGCCAATTAAAATAAGGGTCTACGTTCAATACTTGTGTCCTATAAGTATTTAAATAATTACAATAAAACGCATCATTATAAGAACAATCATTAAAAATAATTCGCTGTTCTTTATAGCCAAACATATTAGCATGTCTCCATAGTTCGGTTAGAGACAAATGATTCAAATCTTCATAAGTAGAATAATTGGTGTCATTTTCAGAAATATCATCATAAAAAAATATTTCTAATTCGCTTAAGGTATAATCACACATATATATTAATCGTTTATTTTGTATTTATAATATATAACTTATGTTTAATGTCTATTGTCATCGATATATTTTATAACGTATATCAATACAATTTAGCAAAAAATATAAATAAATATTTAAACGACAAAAATATTGCGACCCATTTGATACATGATGTAAATGAAATGTTATTTTATAATAAAAATTTAAAATACAAAAAAAATATATTATTTATTTTGTCCTATAGTCGATTAAATCCATCCATATATTCTTTATTGAAAGATAGTAAATACGTTATTTTTCAACTGGAAAATCTTATTGAAAATGTGAATATACATAAATACATTGAATTATTCAAACATGCTATGTATATTTATGATTACAACTCCTATAATCTAAAATATTATAACGACCAAATCCAATCCAAAATACATGTATTCCAACCACCTATTTCCACGAGCGATCACATTGACATTTTATTTTATGGAACACTCAATGAAAGACGTAACAAAATATTAGGCGATTTAAAAAAAAAGTTCAACATAACCATAGTGACCAATGTGTTTGGCGAAAAATTAAATGAACTGATTAAAAAAAGTAAAATTATTTTGAATATTTCTTATTATAACAATAGTTTATTAGAGACAACACGTCTGAATGAATGTTTGCCGTTTAATAATGTGATCATTAGTGAAAGTCCTAAACTGAATCAACATGAACAACAATACAATGATAGAGTCATTTTCATAAATCCTATTGTAGGGGATTATTCTGAAATATCATACCATATTGAACAATGTCAAAAAAAACATACTATTATAAAAGATTTGAATCAACAATTTGATGTTACAATGAATAGAACGATTATGAATTATTTTAACGAACAGAAATATAAATTATTATTTCACAAGGTAAATTTGAAATGTATACGTCAAAAACCAATGGAATACAATGTCGAACAATATGAGGTATATTCAAAACCATTGTTTGTTCATTTACATTGTTTTGATATATCACAATTTAGTGCTATATACGATTATTATTTGTTTGATTTATCCAAGTATTTTCATATTGTGGTGACCTATTCTATTGGATTCTTAGAAAAAGTATATAGTCATATGACTATATTAAAAATACCAAACAATGGACTAGATATAGGTGCTAAAATGATGATGGTAAAATACTTGAAAGACAAAGATATTACTTATGATTATATTTATTTTATGCATTCTAAAACCGACCCCCATTTGAGACATATTTATATGGATACTTTATTTGATAATATGGATCATATTGTCTCTAACTTATATGATTACGAAGGATATTTTCCAAACTTGGCATATACCTTGTACAAGCAATACAATATAAAAATGATGAATCAAACAAAAAATGTGGATTTTAATTATAGTTATACCAATGAATTGAAGCAATATTTGAATGTAAATGACCCACATAAAAACGCATTTATTGAAGGAAATGTATATATTTTGAAAAAAAGCATTTGTGATCTTATCTTTGGCGATGAACGTTTGTATCCATTGTTGAATGAATCTGATGAAAACGACTATGTTTATTTACAACATATATATAAACGACCTATTGAAGAAATTTTCCACAAATTTAAACATCATTATCAAACACGAATGATACACGACGGACAAATCGAACACGCATTTGAACGAACCGTGTTGTCTTTGTGTAATACTTATTATATAGCAAAACCAATATTAACTATTATTATACATAATGGTGAACTAATACCCCACATATTGGAACAATCTTATAAAGTAAATATTATATGCACTGATTACGTCAATCGTGAACAATATGATAATGTCACCTACGTAGAAGATACACAATTTCAAGATATGATAAAATATGTTACCACTGGTTGGTTATTGTTTTTGGAAATAGATTATAGATACAACAATAAACAGGCCTTATCTAACATAAGTCAATATTTATATAACCGAAATAATATTATAAAAATGAATATTTCTGGTAATCACCAATTATGTTACTCAAATATTATTATTCATCATTCTATGAAATGGGAAGCCTTATATATACAAAATATTCGCAAACCTTGTGTAGAATCTAATGATAATTATATTATTAAAATATAAAAAGAACTTAGGATGAATACCAATGGATGGGGAAACAATTGGTATTGATCTTGGAACAACGTATTCTTGTGTAGGCGTTTGGCAAAATGATAGAGTTGAAATCATTGCCAACGACCAAGGAAATCGTACAACGCCTTCTTACGTAGCCTTCAATGAAAAAGAACGATTGATTGGCGATTCGGCAAAAAATCAAGTCTCTATGAATCCAACCAATACCATTTTTGACGCAAAACGGATGATTGGACGCACTATGAACGATTTGAAACAAGACATGAAACATTGGCCTTTCAAAGTAGTAGAAGGAAAATCAAATCAACCCAACGTCCAAGTAACCTATAAAGGGGAAGAAAAAACATTTTCACCTGAAGAAATATCTTCGATGGTGCTTATTAAAATGAAAGAAATTGCCGAAGCCTATCTTGGTAAAGAAGTGAAAAATGCGGTCATTACAGTACCCGCCTATTTCAATGATAGTCAGAGACAATCGACCAAAGATGCGGGGGCGATTGCTGGATTAAATATTTTACGTATTATCAATGAACCAACCGCCGCAGCAATTGCCTATGGTCTAGACAAAAAAGATGAACAAAATATTTTAATCTTTGATTTGGGTGGCGGAACCTTTGATGTTAGTATTTTATCGATTGACGAAGGTATTTTTGAAGTCAAGGCAACCGCTGGAGACACCCATTTAGGTGGTGAAGATTTTGACAATCGAATGGTAGATTATTGTCTCCAAGAATTAAAACGAAAATATAAAAAAGAATTAACGGACAATCAACGGGCAATGCGACGTCTAAGAACATCGTGTGAACGTGCCAAACGTACATTGTCATCGTCTACAGTAGCTAGCATTGAAATTGATTCATTGATTGATGGTATGGATTATAACACTACTATTAGTCGCGCCAAATTCGAAGATATGAATATGGATTATTTCCGGAAATGTATGGAACCAGTAGAAAAGGTCATTCGTGATAGTAAATTATCTAAATCACAAATTCAGCAAATTGTTTTGGTGGGTGGTTCTACTCGTATTCCAAAAGTCCAGCAATTATTGTCTGATTTTTTTGGTGGTAAAGAATTATGTCGTAGCATCAATCCAGATGAAGCGGTTGCATATGGTGCTACCATTCAATCCGCAATTTTAAGTGGACATAATCAATCCGAAGCATTAAAAGATTTGTTATTGATTGATGTGACGCCTTTATCCCTTGGTTTAGAAACTTCTGGTGGTGTAATGACCAGTTTAATTCATCGTAATACTACTGTTCCGGTAAAAAAGACTCAAATTTTTTCAACCTATTCTGACAACCAACCGGCTGTAAATATCCAAGTATTTGAAGGTGAAAGGGTAAAAACCAAAGACAATAATAAACTGGGTGAATTTTTGTTAGAAGGAATCCCACCTATGCCACGCGGTCAACCACAAATTGAGGTGTCGTTTGAAGTAGATGCTAATGGTATTCTTAAAGTGAGTGCCAAAGAAAAAACCACTGGTAAAGAAATGCAAATCGAAATTAAAAACGATAAAGGTCGATTATCAGATTCTGATATTGAAAAAATGGTACAAGATGCCGAATTGTATAAATCCCAAGACGAAGAATATAAGATGACCTTGGAAACAAAGCAAAGTTATGAACAAAGTTTATATCAAATAAAAAGTCAGATGGAACAATCATCTATTGCTGAAAAGGAAAATGTATTACAAAAAATCAATGAAGAAATCCAATGGCTAACAACACATAACGATGAATCTATTAATGTGTACAAAACCAAACAGCAAGAACTACAAGAATATATGAAATCAGTCGGAACATCTACTGAGGATGTTTCGGAACCTGGTTTGGAACCCAATATCGAAGAAATCGATTAGGATAAATCAACCTTTTATTTTATTTTGTTGTTATAATGCTAACTTTAAACCAAAAAATAAATAAAATAAAAGATGATATATCATTCATTAATAAACTAGAACTAGATGTATGCGGAAATGCATATTTTAGAAAAAACCTTATTGTAGATAATAGTTTAATTGTTCAAGATTTAGATATTTATGAAAAGTTGATTGATTTGTCAAATAATGGTATGTCAGGTATATTTGAACCATCTGGAAATACATATTATTATGATTCTACACCAATTGGTATTGGTACAAGTGATGTAAATGAAAATTTTTCTTTAACTATTTCAGGTGGTTTATATTTAAGTGGAAATAATTCTTCCTCAATGAATTATACGGATACATCTTGGTTAAGAGATACGTCAGATAATGTATATATAACTCATGTAAATACACTTGGTATAGGTGTAAAATATAATGATTTATCATTTAATAATAAGTTAGATGTGTCTGGAAACTCATATTTCAGAAATAACCTTATTGTGGATAATAGTTTAATTGTTCAAGATTTAGATATTTATGAGAAGTTGATTGATTTGTCAAATAATGGCGGTGGAGATGTTACACAACAAGAATTGGCTACAAAACAAGACGTATTGACTGCGGGAACAAACATCACGATTGTAGGTAATACAATTAGTTCGGCAGGAGGAACTTTACCAGCAGACGTAAACTTTTCCAGTGTAAATACAAGCACCTTAAATACTTCTACTATCAACACGAGTGGTAGGGTAGATATAGGTAATGCGGGCGGACAAAGCGAAGGTTTAGTTCTTACGGGAAACGGACCAACGATTACTTTTAAAGAGACAAGCGCAAACCAGCGTTCTGGAATGATACATATGAACGACAGCAGAATGTATTTTTTATCGGGGGTATCCAATATCGAAGCTTGGACGCAAGTAAACGGAGAGTGGCCTCTTATATTAAATACAAGCACAAACGTAGCCCAATTCGGCGGGAATATTATCAGTCCAAAATGGAAGGTTATAAAACCCGTTTTTAATTTAAATAATAGGTTTCCAAGTGCGAGTGGAGGAACACAAGTAACGGTTGCGACGAATGTAGTGATTACAGGTAATTTTATTCTTCATTTTTATAATTCTGCTTATAAGAAAGATTCTACAGGTCTTGGTATATTTCAATTATATGCTGTTCCAAATGCGGGAGGTACAAATATAATGATTGGAGAATTGAAGCAATACTTCAACTCGGGAAATTTCCATCTCTCATTTAGTCAGTCTAATTATGTGACAAATGTTCCTGCTGGGACTTATTCTTTATTATTAACTCGTAATAACACGACAATAAGACACTCTGTTGTTGACTGGTTGACAATAATAATGGAAATGGTTCCATTTTAATTTCTAATGTGTATATAATGGATTACTTTATCACACTCACGTTCAAATATCCAAATAAACAATTTTTTATCAAAGATACTTATGATACTTTAGAATGGTTGGAAAAAGATATACCGAAACCAAGCGACGAACAACTCAAACAATATTGGGAAGAAATAAAAGGGGATTACTTTAAAGAAAATATAAGACAAAAGCGTAATCAACTATTACAAGAGAGTGATTTTCGAGTTGTTTCAGATTATCCGCAACGAGACAAATGGATAGTATATCGTCAAGAACTCCGTGATTTTCCAAGTATATGGACCGAAGGAATAGAGTTTCCAACTTCACCAGAATAATATATAGGATAATTATAATATATATTATTAATTTTTAACGACCAAGAATGTTCTAAACTCGGTGCCATTTGATTATGACTACATTAAGAAAGTCATTGTCCACACCAAGAATATATTTTATTAAATTCTATATGATCGAACGATGTACGTCAAAAAATTATTAAATATGTAAGCATAAAGAGCATGTATAAACGTCAAATCATTTTTTAGATTTCTAAATTGTATTTTAGTCCATTATTCTTAGCAGACAAAGACATAGTATTTATTTTGGTGACTAAGTAATAATTATAATTTAATAAATTATAGTAAAGCTTTATATATACTTATCCAATAATGGTATGTAGGTGTAAAACATATTATTATACCACTTACTATAATTACGTCAAATCGTACAAGCCTTAAATAAAATGTAGTTGCGATTGTTGAACAAATATATCATAATTTTGTCTCAAATTTATATATATTCATATAATATAATGTCTTTTATAAGTGATGTACCGGCTGTATTCAATAATACCACAAAAATAAGTAATATAATAGGAGATACTACGATGAATGGTAATTTAGTCATTAATCAGCAATTAAGTGCCAATAAAATAAATGTGGACGCAAGTTTAGTGATACAAAATATTGATGTACATCAAAAAATTATTGACACAAGTAACGCCTTGTCTATTATAGATAGTTCATTTAGCGAAGTAAATAGTACTTTGTCTGTTATCGATACTTCATTTAGCGAAGTAAATAGTACTTTGTCTGTTATAGATACTTCATTTGGCGAAGTAAATAGCGCATTGTCTGTTATCGATACTTCATTTAGCGAAGTAAATACTACTTTGTCTGTTATCGATAGTTCATTTGGCGAAGTAAATACTAGTTTGTCTATTATAGATAGTTCATTTAGCGAAGTAAATAGTACTTTGTCTGTTATCGATACTTCATTTAGCGAAGTAAATAGCGCATTGTCTGTTATCGATAGCTCATTTGGCGAAGTAAATAGCGCATTGTCTGTTATCGATACTTCATTTAGCGAAGTAAATAGTACTTTGTCTGTTATAGATACTTCATTTGGTGAAGTAAATAGTACTTTGTCTGTTATAGATACTTCATTTGGCAAAGTAAATAGCGCATTGTCTATTATAGATAGTTCATTTGGTGAAGTAAATAGTACTTTGTCTGTTATAGATAGTTCATTTGGCGAAGTAAATAGTACTTTGTCTATTATAGATAGTTCATTTGGTAAAGTAAATAGTACTTTGTCTGTTATAGATAGTTCATTTGGCGAAGTAAATAGCGCATTGTCTATTATAGATAGTTCATTTGGTGAAGTAAATAGCGCATTGTCTATTATAGATAGTTCATTACAAAGTATAAATACACAGTTTTTACAAAAACAAGATGTAATAACCGACCAAACTAATTTAAATGTTGGTCGTTTAACTGTGAATAATTCTATAATTTCTAAGGAGATAAAACAAATAGGAGGAGATATTTTTACACCAACGGGTATGACAATGAATCGATTTGGCACATCTTTATCTATGAATTCAAGTGGCGATATTATTGCGGTTGGAGCTCCATATGAAAAAGGCGAAAATAATGAAAATTACGCGGGTAGCGCTTCTGTATTTAAATATGAGAATGGTTCTTGGAATACATTAGGACAACTTATTCGAGGTGCGGGTGGCGGTGATCGCCTTGGCACGGGAACAGCATGTTCTTTAAATAGTGATGGTACTATTCTCGCGGTTGGCTCTTGGTTTCACGATCAATCAAGAGGACATACACGAGTATATGAATATAATGGTACTTCATGGGTACAATTAGGAAGTGATATTGACGGGATTAATACAGGAGATAATAACGGATGGAGTATATCTATAAATGATTCTGGATATATCATCGCAATTGGTTCGTACAGTTCGGATTATCGTACAGGGCATACACAAGTATATGAATATGATGGTACTTCATGGATTCAAAAAGGACAACTCATTGACGGCAAATATCTTCATAGGCGTAGCGGTTTTTCTGTATCTATAAACTCAACTGGTAATATTGTTGCGATTGGAGCCCCTGAAATAGGCGATGGTAACGGAAATGGTTCAGGTCTTACACAAATATATAAATATGATGAGGTTGCTTCTTCTTGGAATCAATTGGGTAATGATATTGATGGCGAAAATGCTGGTGACTGGAGTGGTTTTCTAGTTTCTATAAACAGTACTGGGAATATTGTTGCCATTGGTGCTCCAAAAAATTCTGATAATGGGACTAATTCAAGTCATGTAAGAATATATCGTTACGATGGTACTTCATGGATAAAATTGGGGCAAGACATAGATGGGGATGGCGTAGGTGATAATGCTCATTATGTATCCATAAACTCAAGTGGCACTATTGTTGCGATTGGTTCCGAGGAAAATGATAATAATGGTAATAATTATGGCCACGTAAGAGTATATGAATATAACGAAAATAATGACGTATGGATACTTGAATTTGAAATTAATGGAAGAATTGATAATGATAAATTTGGCAAAAATGTCGTAATAAATTCAGAAGGTACTATTATCTCAGCGGTTTCTTTTAAAGGTTTTAATAATGATGTAAGAGTATATGAATTAAAGAATGATAATATTATAACTTTATTAGATACAAAACAAAAAAGTCTAAACAATACTATAGATGTGAGTATAAATAACTTGACTCTAGATAATAATTTACATGTTAAGGGTAATATAAGTTTAGATGGTTCATTTAATCTGAATGATGTTATATTCAATAACACGACTGTAAATAATGAAATTGTTATATCTACGCAATTGGACATATCGAATCAAGGAACTGGTCCTGCATTAAAGGTATCTCAATTTGGTAATGGAGACAATAATTCAGTTGCGTTATTTAACGCAGGTAGTGAAGGTGATGCTTTATTGATAGATTCAAGCGGTGAAGTCACCATTTATAAAGACATGTTTGTAGAAGGAACAATACGCACAGAAAATATAGTAATGTCGTCCGACCGACGATTAAAAACAAATATAGAAGACATTTCAGGTATTGATAATATTCGAAAGTTACAACCAAAACAATATATAAAATATAACAAAAAAGAAATTGGATTTATAGCCAATGATATTTTAGATATAGAAGATATATCTTTTGTTGTTTCAAAATCAAGCGAATATTATGCGTTGAACTACAACTCTTTGTTTACACTTGCGATTCAAAGTATAAAAGATTTAGACGAAGAATTAAAAAAAAAGAACGATTCATTTGAAAAAAGATTGGAAGAGTTAGAAAAACTTTATTTGTCAACAAATAATTCATGAACAAAAATATGCGATATCACTGGTGCGGACCACCACAATGAACCAAACTTACATATAAAATATTCATTCCAATTATAGGTGAGTCCTATTAGAGACAACATAGACATACCGAAAATGAGGCATAATTTAGGCAAGCGTTTTGTTTTTAAACTTCGATAATAATGTCGTGGACTATGTATGTAACCTAAAAAAAAATGTGCGATTTGCGGTTCATATACCCATATGTTATGCATTATAGAAGAACCTAGTAATCCACCCGGAACATCATTACGCATATGATATACCGAACTAGCTAATAATAATATGGTTTGATATTCTATATTCATATTCAATACTAACGGGTTTATGATAGCGTACGAGGTTAGTGTTTTTATTGGACAATCGGCTAAGTCTGTAATGCCGTGGGCAATAGTAGGTATCAACATAATATATAGATACCTATTTAAATAATGGTTAAAACGAATAATAATCCAGCAACTATACCCGTCGCGGCTAAACCGCCATATATATACTCGGAATTGGTTTGTTTTTTGAAACGATTTTTTATCTTACGTGTATTATTTTGTTTTGAAGATAATTTTTTGAATGGATTTTTGATTGTCTTATTATGTAATGAGTTATTTTGAGGTGGTAATGACTTTTTGAATGAGTTTTTTCTTGTTGACCTATTCTTAGAATTACATCCTTTTATACTTTCAAGTGATTCATATTTTGACCTATCTGCTTTTGGTATTAATAAATCAAAATGATTATTATTTATATGATGCATATAAATAATTTTTTTATTCATACAATTGTTCTCTGACCATCCAGGAGCATCAGAAGAACTATCTATGAACATCCAAACATTTTGGTTACCATGTTTAGTTCTTAGCTTTATACAAATATCAAATATTTTAGTAATATAATGTAAATCGTTTGTAGTTAAGAATGCCTTATCTTCCTTTATCTTAATCCATTGTGGGGTATTATTTTCACCTGGTCTATATGGTAGTTGCATATCTTCACTTATTTGTGTTTGATTATGTGTATAATAATTATATAACATATTTCGAATAGCATTTGTAGTCTCGGCACTAAATTCTAATTTATGTTTATCTTTTACTAAACATATTTCACTTATTTGTTCTTCGTCATCTAAGTATTGATTTATGATTTGTATGATATCATCATTGCTATAAAACATCTGTAATCCAAGTAAAATACTATGAATCGCACAATTCCCTTCAGCTCTTGTTTTTTTAATGATAAAGTCATTATTTAAGTCATTATTTAATTCATTATTTAATTCATTATTATTCATTATATATTATTATTTTATTAAATATTGTATCAAATCCATTCGTCCTTGTCTCAAATAAGAAGGGTCTAACTTATTTATATCTTGGGTACTTACATTCGAGCATAACAATAATATTACATTAGGATATAACCCATAGTCTAATTTATCAAGCATATTATTCCATGTGACTTTATTATACACTTGAATCGTATTGTGTTTATGAGGCAATATAGTTTGATTGTGTATGTTATGAATCATTATATCTACTTCATCCAATAAAATAATGAGTGGTTTTTTGGGACTAGGGTGAATAGAGGTGTATATATTTGAAAAATTATCAGATGGTTCGGTTGGATTGAACGTGTCACACAAATAGCAGTTTAATTCACGTGCCATTAAATAAGCTAAAAAGGTTTTTCCACTATTTACGTTTCCATATAAATAACATTTTACATTATTTTTTTTGTTATAAATATCCATAATATTATTGTATATTTGTCTCTGTTCTTCTGTAAACATAGTTGTATTAATGTACATTTTAGATTTCTTGTATTCAAAAAAACTAAAATCGCCACTCCTATAACAATAATCTATTTTTGACTCTTGTGTGTCTTTATATTTAATTGGTATAATTTTTTCTATGACAGGTTTATTAGTTTTTTCCAAAATATCATTCTTATCTTTTTTTCTTAATAAAATATGCACTTTTCTTCCAAAATAATCGGTTGGAAAATATGCAATCATTTTTGAATGAATCACAAGACCTAATGGATTTGACTCGTCATTATATCTCATACACATTGAGTCCTTTACTATATTACGTATATTATTTATCTTTTCCATGTTTTGTATCGTATAAAGATGTACATCAAACATTTTTAGAAACATTAATAAAAAAGGTTGTAAAACATTAAATGTGGTTTGAATATTGTTTAGGGTAATACATACAAATAATAATATATTATCCATAAAGGAATATGATATTTATATTTATATGTATATAAAAATTGATAAAGTTAATTTGTTAATAGAATACTATGTCAAGTAAAAAGAATCTTGTTTTAGAACAAATGTATTCTTATGCTCCTAAGCGGGCATCTATTCCGAATGCCAACAACGGCCGAACGTTTATGTCGTGCTTGGTATTGAATGAAAAATATTATCTTTTACGCAGTGGGTTATAACAAATATGAAACGAATTTACATCACGGCACTATACACGCCGAAGTCGATGCCTTAATGAAGATACCGAGACAAAATAAACCAACAAAAATATTCTTGTGTGTGTTCAAAACAAATAAAGAAGGGAATGCATTAGGGTTAAGTAAATGTTGTAAGCATTGTGAAACGAGTATATCTATATTATCCAAGAAAAAGAATTATATTGTAAAAAAAATATATTATATTGATTCGTCGGGTGAGCTACAAATATTGTAAGTCTTGGGGATATATTTTTTATTGAAATATTCTTTTACTTTTTTTGTATAATGGTCGTTTATACATACATCAAAAAAATGGAGTTGTTTATTATATAACGTTTTGTAATAACCCATTTGAAAACACGGACTACATATAGGTTTTATTTTGGTTCTATAGGTTACACCATGTCCTTCATAATGATATGTGTAATGATATATGAGTCTTAATATATCATTTGGTAAAGAGACAAATATACATAACAAATCACTTATTTCCTCATTATAAAAATACTTACATGATTGAATACAATCAAACTGACACGTGTTACAAATCATATGATATGTATTATATAAATCTTTTTAAGAAAATAAAATAACTAATAAATAATACGATGAATATCGCAAAAAATAAGAGATTTTTAATATTATATATTGACTTCTTATGCAAAATATTATCAATAACTTCAATGATTAAATACGACATACTAATAGAGGCCACTATTGACGTGATAAAAATTTGGAATGATCCAAAATCAATAATCTTCAAAAGTAATTGTCCGCTTTTGGAATGTTTTAAGGATTGTCTAAAAAAGTAATACGAATAAAAAATAAAACTCAAAGCAAACAAAGAGACAAAAATTTGAGTAATGTCTAAATCTATTTTCAATAAGTTTTTTAATGGTATAGAAACTAGCAAACCTGCCTCAGGTATAGGTGTCGCCACTACAAATAAACACCAAATAATAACGGTTGTAAATAGTCCACGTTCCAATCCGAAAAAAATACAATAATAAATACCGATCAAAATAAAAAGAATAGACACACTATTAAATATGTAAAGATTGATAGTATCTTTTATTCTTTCCGTTATGTTTATTTTATTTATATAGTATACCAAAGACAAACATATTATAACCATAAACGTCCATGAATAGTTCATATATTAATAAATTATTTTATTATGTATTTATGACGTCCAATATGGTGGAATACCCATATATGTATAATAAAATTGAATTAAATATTTCCAATAAAATACATTATGTTGGCTGAACTAAATGAACACGAACGAGACAAAAATATTACCTTTTACGAAGATGGTCATATTTACAATGTGAAAGGAATGACAAATTTTACCTCTGTTACGACGTGGGTAAAAAAAAAATTTGAGAAATTCAACGCAAACAAAATTATTGATACTATGATGAACTCACCTAAATGGGAACAAAATAAATATTTTGGTATGACGAAACATGAAATTAAGCAATTATGGAATAAAAATGGTGCCACTGCGGCATCACAAGGAACTCATATGCACAAAATGTTTGAAGATTATTATAATAATGAACCTATGCATTATTATAACCCGGATACGATAGAATATAAATATTTTTTGAATTTTATAAAAGACCATAGCCATTTAACCCCCTATAGGTCAGAATGGATGATATATGATGAACATAGGAAGATCGCCGGATCAATTGATATGGTGTTTATGAACGAAGATAATACACTAAGTATTTATGATTGGAAAAGGTGTAAATCGATTGATAAAACAAGCCCCTTCAATAAATTTTCGATAGATAGTCAATATGATTATATACCTGATACAAATTATTGGCACTATGCCTTACAATTAAACATGTACAAAACTATATTGGAAGAAAACTATGGATTTAAAGTATCCGAATTATATTTAGTAGGTATTCACGAAGAACTACATTCATCTTACAAAAAAATAAAGGTCGATGTTTTGAATATAGTCTAAATGTATCAATTCAATTCATTTTCTAAAAGAATAGATATAGAACACGTCGAAGTTAATCCGTTGTATAGAGCCATTACTCCAAATAATATCAATATGATTAAGGGTATAACATTTATTTTTTTTATTAGATTTTTTTGTTTTAATTGTAAATAAGTATACATACCTATGGTTAAAATGAGTATACCCATCATGGTTTGTATAATACGCATTACGCTATAATAATTAAAGGAGTTTGACCCAATAATATGTATTGGTATATTCAGTAACTCATTCATACCGTGCTTCAATTTTGAAAACTGGAGTTGTTTATTTACCTTTATATTGTTATAGTCCTTAAAATATTTGTTTTTTATGAATTGCGACCTTTTTGCGGATTGACATACAATATAAATTTCATTTACGTAGTCTAAATGATCAATAATATTTTGTTGATTAAATCGTATCATATTCATCGGAATATTATAAAATCCATAATGGTTGGATTGGTCAAAACGTTTCGAATACACTTCGTCGCTTTTACGGATATCTATAAATAAGTATTTCATTATATATTATAGTTAGAAAAATCGAAAAGATATATAATATAATTCTTCGAGTTCTGTTTCCCAATAACGTTGACAAAATGTTTTGTCTTTGGATGTGTAATTACTATTTCGATAATAATATAATAACTTTTCTACAAAAAGAGCTTTATAATGATAATCTTCTATACTATAATATGTCTCCAATTGTAAATTTAAATTATCATTCATAAACATATAATTTATTTATATTATATATATGAACTTTTTACAAAAAACACTCCGACGATTAAGCAAATCTTTTACTCGTAAAAAACGACCTAAAAAACGTAATAAAACTATAAAAGGCGGTAAAAAATGATAATGAATAAAAACCCTTCCTTATTGCTCCATGCCATAAAATAAGAATGACGACTATACTAAGTCCGATATTATTTTATATATATACTTATATGAAGTATCATAATAAATTATTTTATTTATTTGTCTCTGCCATATTTTTTTCATTCATTTATTCGCTAATGAATCCGATTAATTTTTATGGATTGAATAAAATACAAGACTCTATAAAGGACGACTTAATTGATGACCAAGCCAAGGAACCTTTTTATACACCTTATAACAAGGAAAAAGTAAAGGAAGATGTAAAAAATATTGTAAGAAATGAAGAAGATAAAATATACAAACCTAATTATTTTCAAAGATATTTAGATAGTTTGTATTTTTCGATTATTACTTCGTGTTTGTTGGGGTATGGAGACATATATCCTATTACGAATTTATCTAAAATATTAGTTTCTATACAAGGGTTGATTACCTTATCACTTATTTTATATTAAGTATTTTAATTTTTATATACAATTCTATATAAAAATTATTCATTATATTTTATTATTCGTGGTTAGATTCTTCTTGTGGTTTTGACCGAACATCTACTTGGCACATTAAAGACCCCCATGGAACTGGAGGGAGAATATTAGAGAGTTTTTTCTTGTTTCCATCCATATTTACGACTGTACCACTTACGTATTCTCCTGCCCTTAGATATTTATATCCAGTGATTGAAATATCACTATGGTGACAGAAATATTCGCTTCCAGTTTCATCTACTACAAATCCGAAACCCTTTCTTTTGTTAAACCATTTTACTTGATACATTATTATAATTATATATACTAATTCTTTATATCATTTTTATATATATAATGTATTTAGTAATTTTATTATGTATAGTTCTACTTATATACTTTACCAGAAAGAGAGAAGGATTATCACCATCAAGATTTCTAAAACGTTTACCACCATGGCATCCATTTCGAATACGTATGGAAAGAATAAGACAACGACGGGCTAGACAACGACGGGCTAAACAAGAAAGAGAACGATTAGAAAAATTGGCGCTTGAAGCACGACTAAAACGTGAACGCGATGAACGAATGGATATTCTTATAAGTAAAGAAAAAATTACTTTGTAATATATATGTTAGTCTATGTCTTAATTGCGGTTTTATTGTATATTTTTTTCAGAAAAGAAGGTCTAACCACGTATTTGAAATACAAAGAGATTCAAGACCAATTTGATCATGATTTAGATGGAGAAACTCCTTGCATATATACCCAAATACCACCACAAATAGCTAGGGTATATAATGTTGATTTTGATTCTCCTTTTGACAGATATACCAAGACCGATATAAATTCAAAATACAATGAATCTTATTATGACGATATATCATTCAATGTACAAGTGGATATAACCAAAGAAACAAAAAATAATGTACTTCCTTTTTTTAAAACGTATACATATTGCGATTTAAGCGGTGGATTTCCTACGTGCACTTACTTGACATGTGGGATAAACGAATCGACTCATAAGAATAATATTACTTCGCATAACACACAAGTCGCTAAAATGTTGAAAGAAAAAAAAACAGAAGCCAAACCAAAGGCCATAAATGATTTAAGTATAGAACGTTCAAACGCATCTAATTATTATGATAAATCGAATCAAGAGTCTACTGATTATTTAAATTCTATTCGAAATATATAATGAACGATATATTATTCAGTGCTTATGTATCGTTATGTATACAATTTCTAACAGGAATCATTTCTATATATGGGATATTTATTCCTTTGAGATTCAAAGATTTGATTTTAAGAGACATTCTTATATTGGAAACCATTGTTCAATGTATTGAATTCATATTTTATATATGGTTGGTAATATCGCTTCATAAAATAAAATATGATGTAACTTATGTCCGTTATTTTGACTGGTTTTGGACGACTCCAGTAATGTTATTGTCTACCGTCTATTTTTTTGAATACATAAACAAGGGAGCAACCAGTATTGTAGAAATTACCATAAAAGATTTTTCCTATTTGTCATGGATTGTAATCAGTAATTTTTTTATGCTTTTGTTTGGATATTTGGGTGAAATAAAAAAAATGCATAAATATTTGTCTCTTGTGTTAGGATTTATTTTTTTTATAATAACTTTTTATTTTATATATGACAAGTATGTTAGTCCACAAACCTTATGGTTATTTATAGCAATAACGTTTATTTGGTTTTTGTATGGCATTGCGTTTATCTTGTCTTATAGTAAAAAAAATACAATGTACAATATTTTAGATATTTTTTCGAAAAATGTCTACAGTTTTTTTATAGTGTTTAAAATTATGATGAAATCATTTGTTCTATAATTTGTACCCATTCTTTTGTATGCGAAGTATCTACATTGGCATCTATAGTAATGATGTCTTTATTACATAACCAGATGTCGTGATAAAGACTACAACGTTCTAAATAGGATAATGGAATAATTTCGCCGGGTCGGTTTCGTTGAATCACTCGATCATAAGATACTTGTGGGTCGGTTTTCAAATATACGTAATGTATCGGAACATTCATATTGAATTCGTCAAACCATTTATTGTAAATTTTATAGTCCATTTCTTGTATAGTATGGTCATCGTATAACATCTGACAAAATACGTATTTGTCGGTGTACAAACTTCGTTCCGTAATGATGATGTCGTATTTTTTGCTGTCGATCGCTTTTTTTAATATAGACAAACGACTAATGTACGCCATCATTTGAAATGAAAATGCGTATTTTTTCGAATCTTGGTAATAATTTTCTAGCATCGTTTTTCCGTGTTCATCTACAATGGTGTTCCATAGTTCAACTGGTTCGTCTAAAAAACAAATACTTTCCGAATGAAAATGTTTCTTTAGTGCTTCGACGAACGTTGATTTTCCCGAACCAATGTTTCCTTCAATCGAAATAATCTTCATATAATGTTTATATATTTTACTTCAAATCAATTTTAACTATTAAAATAAAATATTTAGTATATATATATGGCAAAAACACGAAAAAACGTTTCACGCAAGACCAAAGCTCGCAAAACGGGCAAAAAGAAAATGAGTCCATGGAATGCCTTTGTTAAAAAAATATATGCACGTGAAAAGAAAAATGGTAAATCATTCAAAGAGTGCTTGAAAATCGCGTCAAAAGAAAAGAAACAAGGTAAAATGAATTAAGCAATGTACTTGAAATACAAATGAACGACCCCCATCGATAAAATAAAATTTACCATTAGAGCAAAGATGATGTTGGTTTTCAACAAATATAATGTCAAAATGACCAATAAAACCGATAACGATGACCCCAATAATGCGTGACACAAAAATGTTCTAATATAGTTTTCTGGTTTATAATAAGAGACATAAATAGGAATAAATAGTAATATAGGCGCCGCCCACAAAAAAGCAAATATTTTCCAAACGTGTTCATCGTAATTTTCTACAATAAACCCTGATAATCCGCCTACCATTGCGCCAATCATTAAATTTATAAATGTTCGATACATTTATATATTATAAATTATTTTTAAGTATTCCAAATCTTTCTTAAGCATCAAAAAATTATGGGGATATGGTGTTTCTAAAATATGTTTTATTTATAAAGTATCGTCTATTTTATTCCCCATTACCATATAAGAAACGTTTGTTTGTATATAGGTCTCGCTCAAATGTTCATAACATAATTCCGTGTTTGACCACGAATTCAAGATTTGATTTCGTATACTCGTCGGAATTTTATGAATGAATCTATGTGACATATATAAAGTGTCTTTAAGTACCTGTTGAACCAAATCCTTGTTCGCCTCGTAATGTATGAGCAAATGGTTCAAAATCGTCTACTAAGACTACATTAAAAAAGGACAAATCACTTGCACATAATTGGATTGGTCGCTGGTATAACTCTAAAGTATCTTCACGCAATACATCAAAATACGCACAAATGTCTCCACGGTAACCTTTGTCTATGATGCCCACACTATTGGCCAAACGAATATTCGTTTTAGACATACTGGAACGTAAATATAAGTAAAAAGGTAAACTATTTCGGCGTTCGTCCATCATAGCACATTTGATTTTAAAATTAACCTTGGTCGTCTTATCCATATGTTTTTGCTCGGGGTTAAATACATCAAACCCCGAATCTCCATTTCGAGTTTCATTCATACAAGCATATTTGTTTCTTAGTTCTTGGTCTTCTACGTATACATAAAGTGTTTTCATTGTTATACTATTTAAGATCTGTTTAAGTTTCATAATACCTTCCCTTTAAATTTCTAGGGGCCCTTCTTGTTAAATTTGTATGGTTATTTGGATTAGCGTCAATGGTTTGTTCCGTTTCATCAATGTTATTTATATCAACAATGATTGTTTTTATAATATTCATTTTATCTATATGATTATTATCATGATTATTATCATATAAATATTTTT